CCTAACCCGCCAGAGCGAGCTAGAAGTGAGTACCACATGCAGTTTCGGACGAGGCCATCGCTACATTTCGGATGCAATCACAAAGCAATGCTTGCACTGGATTAGTTACGGCTTGCTTGCCGCCTTTCTGCGCCCAATCCCGTGATTCATGTTCTGCCCAAGGTTACCCAATATAGGCTCAGAGAATCACCACTCATAACGCTTACGACAGGGTTTAGAAAGTACCCACTTTTTTTACAAGCTGTGTGAATGCTTCCGCATGACACTTGCTTGACCTGCCGATGGCCGGTAGCGGGACTAAAAGAAAGGGAAAGTGTTGAAAATGTAACCGGTTATGTTTACATTTAACCCGTGTGCCGGAGTGCGGTCGCGGGTACTTTTTCCCTGTAATCTCAGTCCGGTCTGCTAGGATGCTTGCAACATCCGTCCGGCACATGCTTTTATTTCTACTCCGATCAATCTTCGATGTCAAATCCCTCTGGATCGGGTTCATCCCACAAATCGAGTTGCAGGGATATCTTATACCCATCACATACGGGGCAACGAATGCTTGCCTGCTCAGTGTTCTTATCGTCAAACAATGATCCGCAGTGATTGCAGAAAAACTTAGCGTTTACAAGCATCTTCCAACCCCTCTTGCATGATGTATTCACCGTACCACTTGTTGAATATCTCAAGCTCAAGCTCACCGTACGAATCGAGGTCACGAGTCGGTCCACAGAACCGGCACACCTCATCACCCTTGTTCAAATGCTCACGCAACACATTGTCTCCACAGTTGGGACACGTTGGATAACGACTATTCATCACAATTCCCCCTTCAGCTTTTTGCGATGTTTCAGTAAACGAGTAAAGATACTTTTTACACGTTTCGCGTAATCTATATCATGCGTTCTGGTACTTTGTAAACCTTCAAGGTACTCAACCTTTTCGTGACCAAACTTCCAAACAAGTGCCACACGAAACTGCGAGACATTGCCGGAAAGGTATCGATTGCAGTGGACACACTGCTTATGCACGTTCCAAAGGTGAAATCTGAGATGCGGAGCTGACCCCCTTGAACGGAAGTGACCGGCATCAAAATTACCGCCAAATTTCTCCGGCCGATATTTGCCGCATGAAATACACGGCTCGTTCCGATCACGCCAACGAACGTATGCATTAAATGCTGTCTGAGCTTCTCTAATCCATTCTGAGCGTGTTTTTTGCTTTTCGAGTACCCTAGCCCTATCTTGACGATCCTGTCGCCTCACGGACTCTCTGATGGCCTTCTTGCCCCTTTCGGTCTTAGTGAACTCCATGAGGCACTCCATTGAGCAAAAAGCCCGTAAATTGTTAGTCAATATATTTTCTGGATCACACTTCTTGCGGCACTGTGAGCATCTACGCGACTTGGCTTGCATCTTCTTTGAAGTCCGTCAGTTGGTCCTGCGTGAAACAATAGGTTGGGCCGTAGCCTAAGTCCTTCAAATTCTCTTCTTGCATGATGTCACTTGCATGGGCGTATCCCGCGAATGACACCGTGTTGCCAGAAACTATCCCCAAGATATACACATCCGAAGAATCTTTCTTCTTCCACTGTGAAACCATGAGTTGCCCATCTGTACGTTCTGTCGCCTTAATGTCGCATTTAACGCCCTTGTACACCACATCGGTTGTCCCTGACTGCGGCTTTACGTCCAAGTCTGGGTATAAGTTAGCCCACTTACAGAAGGCCAACTCAGCCATCACACCCAAAGTCTCGATCTTGAGCTTGGATTCTGACTTCCACACCAGCTTATCTGTTGTCCCAGATGCACGGTTAATCTGATTCCGCATCATCGCTATCTGAGTGCAGATCAGCATTTCGCTGTCGCTGAGTTCGACGATCATGCCCAGCTCCGAGTGATGTATTGATTGCCGAGCCGGACATTCCATTTCGTTGTCTCAATATCGTTTTCAGCACGGTCAATACGAGTCTTCTGTGTAGACTTTGACCTGTACGGAAGGTGGTGATCCTTACGAATGCGGGAAATCCAACGCTTCATCGTCACCAAAGAAACACCGAATGCTTCTGCAATATCATGGATCGGCATACCACTCTTATGTAACTCAATGATTTTCTTGATAGTATTCTCATTCATTGGTTTTCTCTCTCTTTCAGCTTCATGTATTCAGAGTCATCAGGAATCGTCAGCTTAAAACCGTGCTGGTGTGCAAATGCGTCAACCTGTTGCATGTAGTAGTACATTTCACCCTTCGTGAGCTGGGTTGTGCTTTTCAGTTGCGTAATTTCTTTTTTGCCAACCTGCTTGGTTTCATAGCCTAGATACTCTTCTCTGAGCCACTCATGCAGTTCGTCTTTGATGAATGGCTCACCACTTCGTTCGGATGTTTGGCGAGATATTTCCCCTAGCCACATCCAGTACAGATCGTTTTGGTTGATACTTCTGGTACTCCCTGCCTTCCATTCAAGTTTGATGAAGCCAAAGTCTTCGATGCCCCGAAGGGCATCTCGATAGACCTGATCCATCATCTGTTGAGATGTGACTGTGTATTTAGCCTTTTGCATCACTCAGACCTATGAACTCAGCCAAAGACATCTCAAAGTAGTCTGCAAACTCCTGCACACGATGAATATACATGTCTTCTGTGTTTCTCCATCGAATCACTTGCTGAGGCTTTACATTGAACCTCTCAGCCAAGTCGATGTTCTTCACATCTTTCATCGCCTGTGCAATTCGCAACGATTTACCTACGTTTGGATAATTCATTTCTTACCTCAAAATGGAATGTCTTTGTTTACGTCAGGAGCTGGCTGTGAGCCACCAGAATAGTTCGCTTGATCCTTCGGCTGATCCTTGGGATTAAACTTGAACTTCAAGACCGGTGCGCGATCAGACGCATTCTCGCCACGCTTCCATGCAGATACGTAATACTCTTTCCCATCCACTGTGGCCGATCCTGTGAAATCTGGCTGTGTTTCACGCTCTTTCTTCTGATTGCCCCAGATTGCACCTTCGTTTTCGTTCTTAAACTCTGTCATAAGTATTTCTCCAAGTTTTTACTTTCTCTTTCAATTTCTTCACACGCATCGATCACGATTTCCTCTAACGCTTTGATGAAGTCATCATCACGCTCGACTCGAATCAGGAACGGCGGTAAAGACGGGTGGTAGGACAGAAAGTCCCACCATTGGCGTTCTGTGATCCACAGACAGCCTTGTACTTGCGCTTTGTACTCGTTTGGCATCTTGCCTGCACGGAAGTATTTAACGTGCGTGGACGGGGCAGGACATTTAATCTCCAAGCCACCATCCGGTCCAACCAATCCATCAGGGCTGATTCCGCACTCATACTTGTCATGCTTGCAGAACCCAACCTCTTGTACGGTTACGCCACGCTCGAACTCGTAGAATGCACGCGCATCCGGTTCCAGTTCGCGGCCTCTGGCCATCCATTCGTTGTCATACGTCTCAGGTATCTCGCCCATCACCTTCTCAGCGATCAAGCCATTCACATAGCTCGCACGGCTGGTTGATTCTTTACCCGTTGATGTGATGAGTTTTGAAAACCCTGATCCTGACGGACAGCCCAGACGGGCCATCAACCATTCACTTGTTCCTTGCTCTGCTTCGATTATTCTCACGTTTCTCTACCTGTTTGTTACTTAGCCAACAACCAGCACACTTATGACCGAATGAATCAACCACAACGGCTGGCTTCCCACACCATTTACACTTCTGTTGTTCCATCGGCTTTTCTCTTCAGTGCAGAAATAAGGTTTTCATACTGATCTGGCTTAACCTTATGCAGGTCATCCACCTTCAGCCACTTGTATAGTTTTAGGGTTTCGTCCTTCGACAGATCAGCCTTGGCAAACAACTTGTCAATCTCGCTCTTCTGCTTGTCAGTCAGGATCGACATGTCGCCCTGTTCGAGCATATCTGCATCATCACGCTCACCAGAGTTGATCTTGAATATCGTACGCATGGCAATCTTCTCAGCATACGAAAGTGCTGAACCACATGACTGTGCGCCAGTGAAGGGAAGGGCAATCGTACGACGAATCGGATAGGTCCAGACAGCACCGTCCTTATGCAGGATGGTGAATTGGAACGTAGCCTTGAACACCTTGCGGTCTTCTGAAATCTCGTTTTCCACTTCATCAGGAATAATCATTAGACCTGCATCATTCAGAAGTGGGCGGAGCTTCTCGTAATACTTATCGATTGATACGTATTTGTACTTGGCGTACTCGTTGTTTGAGTCGTAACCCAAAGTCCCTACAAGGCACTGAACCTGAAATAGTGACTGTGCGATTACTTTTGGGCATTCATTTGATTGATGATTCATATTTTGTCCCCCTTTATTAACCATCGAGAGACAGAATAATCATCTAATGATACTTAGTCAACAAATTGAGCATTGCGACACAGATATTGACATTCGTATGAAATACAGTAATTTAGGCAATGAGTTTCATTTGATTTCCTCGAAAACTCATTAGCCGGTGTACCCCTCACCGGCTTTTTTTTGCCTAGTCCATCAGCTCAAAGTGCGGAGCATCGATGAATGGTCTACGGCCTTCTGACCGGCGAACGTCTACATAGTGGTTCATTGCTTCTTCCATCGTGCCATCCCATTCGCGGATGTCTGGAATGTTCCAAGCCGCACCCCAACGAATCTGTACGCCTTCTTGTGTAGCGGCCTCTTGCATGGCTTCTGCGATATTGTCATACACAGACAGCTCCCAGCATCCACGGCCATCAACGTAGGCCATCAGGTCAACTGCTTTCCCTTCAAGGTGCTTGGACTTCATAGTTTTCGACGCGCCCTTGGCTACC